CTGCGGCACCTCTCAAGTGAAGTTGGTCTTTCGACCTTCCTCTCAACTGATCCTTGCGGATCAGTCCCAACTGACATGTCATAACAGTAAGGGGAACAAACCCCTCCCATCATTCTGGCGTAAGCCAAATATGACAGGGCAACTACCTAGTCAAACCATATTCTCCATCTATACAGAGAATATGGGTTTAGATGACTAGGCTGCATACGCAATTTAATAATTGCTAAGCTACAAGACATCAGTACTTCCTACGGATAGCCTAGACCGCCGTAGGGCGGCCCTGTCTGGGGTTTCGCCGTGCCCTGTTCGCTCAAGTGAGCAAACAGATTCGAGGACTTGGTTCCAACCAAGACCTACCTTCTTTCTAGAAGGCGGCTCGATACCGTATACTGGAGTTACGAATTTCTGCCAAGAGCGATGCCAAAAGGCATCTCTCCAAGCCAGAGATCCTAAACTCGAATACTCACAAATACCACCATGATGGGGATTGTTCGTAATGAACAAATCCTTGCCATAGGCGGTTTTCATGCGTCTTCTTAGTATGCTGTACGCGGCGATAGATGCACAGTGATATCCGGCAATGCGTAAACGCATGGCCATGTCACTCACACCCACTAGTTCAGACAGGCTTTCGGAATCGGGACTTGTTTTCCAGCGGATCGGAGTGACGTTAATGCCCTTGAAAGCATCTACGCCACACGATTCTCTGAATGAACCTCGCCAAAAGGATTTCTCCTTGTTAACGAGCAAACCGAATGATTCAAGGTCGTCAATGACGCTCTCTGCACATTCGGAAGGAATCTCGATATCATCTCCGAAAACAAACGCAGCATTGGGTTGATGAAACCCTCTTAGCTGCATTGATGCCACACATATAGCCCAGAATACTAACGACTGAACAGGAAACGTTGTTGCGTTCCCCATAGGAGCGTAGCACGATATATCATCAACGAAGTTACCCTCAGGATCATTTTCACAATCCTGAAGGCCTCCCTTGATAATATACTTCTGAGCACGACAACAACCGAAGTACTTGTACTTCCTCCCAAAGAGGATCTGAACAAGTGACTCGGGTATTCGGTCACTGGCCTCCTTCAAGTCAATCGTGGCATATAGCCCAGATTGACTAGATTTTAAGGCGATAGTGCCGTTCACAGTTTGATCGTCAAAGTTGATGTGACCGCAAGGCCACACCTTTCCTGGACGACCTCTGAGAGAGATAGCTCTCTCCAGCTCACGCCTGAGACCCTGTTGAATCCATATGGACTCAGCAGGATGTACACATATTAACCTAGGCCCACGGCTGTCTTTAGGGACAGCTATGAGTTTAGTCGATATGTGACTAGGTCTTGTTCCATCCTCACTTTCAGCTAAATGATCTCTATTATAATAGAGATACATCCAGTCGGAGTAAGGATACAGGTAGTCTATCGCCTCAAACCAAGATTGCCACTTCTCTTTCGAGTTAGTGACAGATCCAGGTCCGTGAGAAGGCTTTAACGCCGACTCACGAAAGCGATATAACACTCCCTGAACAAGTTTGCGAGCTTTATCAAGAAGGCGAGGACTCTTACAACTGTAAGAGTTGTTTTCCTCACCAACGGTCGTTTGTGTCGCAACAAAGTTTCGGAAACTTTGTTGCGTAACTGTTTTGTCGTATGGGACATAGGCTTTATAGCTGAACAGCAGAAGTTGTCTCAGAAGACGCATTTTTAAAGGATCCACAACGGATCCTTGTGCTAATCTTCTCAGATGTCTTGGGAATATGTCCAGATCGAGGGTTTCCCCTCTTTCCAGACTTGACACAAGATACTTCTCCAGCTTAGGAGCCTCGTTGAGGCACCAATTCCAGTCAGTACTAGACCCTCGTATTTCAGAGAATCCAGATAGAACAGAAACGTCAGCTAGCAGGCCTTCGTATGTTTGCATTATTGCATTCATATATGTTGGTAACATTAGTCCTGACCATTCTTGTATTTAACGAAAAGCTCTCTCTCAAAAGAGAAAGAACTCTCGAGTCGTACGCACATCACTGTGCGGCTAGTCGAGGTTTACTTTTCGTCGTTACAGACAGCTTCCAGCGTGCCAGCCGTGGCAACGTACGCGCGAAAGGTCGCGAGCATCGTTGTCCAGGCTGCGGACGGAAACGTTCCAGGGACGGCCATGACCACGTAAATCTCTCCGATTTGGAGAGCATTCGCGGAGTCAAGATACCGTCCCTCGAATCTCGAAGTATAACGTCGTCCCGACTTTTGAGTCGTGGAATTGACGTAATCCTGCGATCGTATCGTCCAAATATCGGGGAGAGAAACTCCCCGAGCGATGGATTGGCGTTTCGCTTGGTCCTTCTCATCGAAGGACTTTGTGAACACTACGCTGTTGTAGGTTTGGTCAGCATTCATGTTGTATGGTTGTTGCTTATTGGAAACCGACCCATAGCCCATAAGCATGGCTATGTGTCTGTTGGCCTTATAGCGGAGGGGCCTCATTAATATGAAGCTTATACACTCCTCATTTCGGTCACTAACCAATCCGTACCCAAATGGAAGCATTTTTTAGAAATGCTTCGTAATCATTTGGGTAAGCAGCGCAGCCGCAATGGCTGCGTGGTTCTTTCCGGATTGCGGTATCAGCGATAAGTCAAAAGACTCATCTGACACCAGCCGACGCTCGTAGTGAGAAAACTCACATGAGCCGACTTTGCGATCACTCAGCAAAGCACCATCACAAGGTGATGATTGCTTAGCGAATGTGTCTGTCGCAAAGCCGTAGGTATACGACCTTGTAAACGACACGATCTTGTAGGGTTGAACCCCAAGACCCTTGTCGATTGCATTGAGGATACCTCTCAAGTCCACAAACCAGTCAGCAACAAAGGAGAAAGGAACTAACTCCCATGCCAGACTAGCCGGCGAACTTGCAAACCTGCGCATTAAAGTATCTATACCCGCAACAGCGGATGTAAGATACTTCGGTGCGTTTGGTTTGACTACCAAAACATATCTAATAACTGGCATTCGTGTAATCCTACCCTGGAACGTCTGCTCGTAGACATGAAAACCGTTAAGGTCCAGTGTTCTACGAATAGTATCGTCGAAGTGAGGGATTCCATTAGCCAGGCTCGAAAAAGTTTTCGAGTCGTTATTAATATGTCTAACTATATCTGCCTTCAGAGAAGGCAGGTAACGAGCGATACCTTTCATATCGGATATAAGCGGGGCAACCCCAAACTTATACGCGAGAAAGGTACCGGCAGATGCGGTAGCCGCGGCATTGACAGCTGCCCAAACAGTCCTAAACTTGTTATGCCATACATTGGCAACAAGTTTTGGGACAGTAGTGCAGAGGCCAGTGATCGAGGGCCATATCTGATTACCTTCAACGACGTCTAAGAGTACATCAGCCTTAAGCTGCTTTGCGCTCTCTAGAACATTCTGCCTTTGGGCAGATTCGTTGACATTAGTTAGATCAACAGTCCACCTTGGCGGTAATGAGACAGGATGGGATAAATCCCAATTGTCTATTTGACTGAAACGTTCATCAATAGTATCACGCCATAATTGGCGATCCTCTCCTGATGTAGTTTCAAGTACTCCGTACGGTGATCCATTAGGCCACTTAGAAGAAGAATAATCAGTTGATTTATCAACCGACTTCTTTCTATGTTTAACCTGATGGGAAGCACCCCTACCGAGCATGTCGGCCATATACTCGTCCACGTATAAAACGGGGACGGAGCTACGACTGGCATGGACTGTAGAGGTAGTGGCGTGAGAACCATCACACAGCGTAATCAGAATATTCTGAGTTCCGCTGGGTATGGGCTCACTCCACGCACTAACTGTTGTTTTGGATCGTGTTCTCATCTGAGATAAAGACCCTACG